TGATGATGATGGCGGCTATTCTAGTGATTACAATTCAATAAAAGAAGCAGTACAAACAAAGATGAATCAATGAAGCTAACTCAAGATATTATTGATAAGATTCAAGAAGCGATGAATCATACCAAGAAAGATGGTAGTATTAATTGGCAAGATAGTGATGAGATTGAGGTAAATCTAGCAGGGACATTTGCTGCTGATAGATTTATTGTTATCAAGAACAAGACAAAAGATCCAGTGATTTCTGCCAAACCACACCCCAACTTTGATTACGAAAAAAAGGAATTTATAAAAAATGAAGATAGCGATAATAACTGATACTCACTTCGGAGGTAGAAGGGGTAGTAAGGTATTCCATGACTTCTTTCAAAAATTTTACGACAACATATTTTTCCCAGAACTAGAAAAGAGAGGTATCAAACACTGTATCCATATGGGTGATGCTTTTGATAACCGAAAGAATATAGATTACTGGTCACTTGATTGGGCAAAAGAACATGTATATGATAAGTTCAAAAATTTGGGGGTCAAAGTTTGGCAACTTGTAGGTAATCATGATGTCTACTATAAAAATACAAATAGGATTAATTCTATTGATTCACTCTTAGAACATTATGATAATATAGTTCCCATATCTTCTCCAGGCCAATATGAGGTGGGTGACTTCAAGTGCTTTATGTTACCTTGGATATGTGATGACAACTATCAAGAAACATGTGATGCTATAGAAAAATCAGACGCAAAGATTGCCTTTGGTCATCTTGAACTTACTGGATTTGAATTATATCCAGGCATGGTTCAAAAAGGCGGTATTGACAAAGGTATCATAGAAAAGTTTGATACTGTATTCTCAGGACACTACCATACCAGAAGTAATGATGGTCAAACATTCTACTTAGGCAATCCCTATGAGATGTATTGGAATGATTGTGGAGACAAAAGAGGATTTAATATCTTAGATACTGAGACAGGTGAGATTGAGTTTGTAGAGAACACATACCATATCTTTGAGAAGATATACTATAATGATACACCTTCTGCTACATTTAAAGCTCATCTATACAAAGACAAGATCATAAAGTTATTTGTCAGGTCTCGTAAGTCTCAGTTAGAATATGATAAGTTTCTGGACAAACTTCTAAAAGCTGGTATAATAGATTTAAAGGTAGTTGAAAATACAGAAATCAATGATCGAGAAGTTGATCTTGATGGGGAAAAAGTTGAAGACACACTGACACTTCTAAATAAGTACATCGAAGACTCTGATTTTGACTTAGAGAAAGAAAGAGTTAAGACACTTCTTAAAGAAGTTTACCTAGAAGCTTGCGAAACTGAGTAATGTACATTCTATCACTTGCTGGTCACGAAGGGGAAGGAGCGTATGCTGTCACTAATGATGATGGACAGAAGGCTCTTTATCTTTTTCAGCAAGAAGATGACGCTACAAGATATGCAGGCCTCTTAGAAGCGGAAGAATCTACGGTATTGACAGTTGTGGAAATAGATGATAACCTAGCTGTTGAGACCTGTAAAAAACACAAATACAAATATGTTATTATCTCATCAGATGATATAGTGATCCCGCCAAAAAATTATGATAGTATTCAAGACGATACGGTGGCGTAACTTTTTATCTACTGGTAATCAGTTTATAATTGTTAGTTTCCAAAAGTCTCCTACAAATTTGATAGTTGGTTCTAATGGTGCAGGGAAATCCACGATATTGGATGCTCTGACCTTTGTTCTATACAACAAACCATTCAGAAAAATTAAAAAGGCACAGTTAATCAATACTGTAAATGAAAAAGAGTGTGAAGTTCAGATAGAATTTGAGATACAAGGCAGAATTTATACCATTGTAAGAGGTATGAAACCAACTCTGTTTGAAATTTATATTGATGGGAAGAAACAAGATCAGTTTGCCAATCAAATAGATCAACAGGCACACTTAGAAAATAATATACTTAGACTTAACTATAAATCATTCACTCAGACTACAATTTTGGGGTCGGCAACGTTCGTTCCTTTCATGCAATTAGGTAATTCTGATCGTAGAGCGATTGTTGAGGACGTATTGGACATCAAAATATTCTCTGGTATGGCCAAAATACTCAGAGATAAGATTAGTAGAGCAAATACACAGATTAGAGAACTCACTATCAAGAAAGAAATGATAGAAGAGAAGATAGAAATGCAAAAAAACTTTATTGCTGACCTTGATAAGAGTGGTAAGAAGAGAATTAAGGATACTAAAGAGAAAATTGCTATCATGTTTGAGGATAGTTCTGGTCTCATGGGGGAAAATACCAAATATGACAATTTAATTAAGACAAAGTATCAACCAGAGTTAGAAAACTTATCAAATGCCCGTGCTTCTCTTAAGAAAATGAACACAATTAAGGTAAAATTGGAACAAAGGATACAGAATATAACATCCGATCATAAGTTTTTTACTGATAACGTATCATGCCCTACATGTGGACAACATATAGAAGAGGAGTTTCGCTTAAATAAAATTGAAGACATAGAAGGTAAGGTCAAAGAGATTAATTCCGCTTATAAAGACCTTACCAAGTCTATAAATGATGAACAAAAACGAGATTCTAAGTTTTTGGAAATCAATAATCAGATCACTCAACTAACGAATGACATTTCAACGAACAATTTTAAAATTTCTCAGTATCAACGACAGATCAGAGATTATGAATCAGAAATTCAAGAGATTACCGAGCAAATTGCAAACAGAAATACTGAAAGAGCCACTCTTAAGTCACTCAAAGGCGATCTGACAACAGTAGAAAAGGATAAAGCAACACACACTGAAAATATAGAGTATCTTGACTTTGCAAACTCCATGATGAAGGACTCTGGAGTCAAAGCAAAGATCATAAGAAGGTATTTGCCTGTTATGAATCAGAAGATAAATCATTATCTTCAGATGATGGACTTCTATATTAATTTTACATTAGATGAACAGTTTAATGAAAGAATCAAGTCGCCTATACATGAGAAATTCAGTTATGAATCGTTCTCTGAAGGTGAAAAAATGCGAATTGATCTTGCTATTCTGTTTACTTGGAGAGATATTGCTAAGATGAAGAACTCATCTAGCACAAATATATTGATTCTTGACGAAATATTTGACAGTTCACTGGACAGCAATGGTACAGATGAATTTGTAAAGATTATCAGGTATGTCATCAAGGATGCTTATATCTTTATGATCTCTCACAAGGTAGATGAGTTGACAGATAGGCTAGACAACATGATTACGTTTGAAAAGATGAACGGATTCTCAAAGGTTAAGTATTCTACATAGTAGTAGACGTTCGGTATACCGTATGTTACTATTAGATGGATGTCACTCTCTAAAATTAGAGTGTGCCTTAAGGGAACTTGGTTTCATTGATATGGAATGGAGAACTATTGCCCACGCAGGGATATTTTTAGTGCAACCTGTAGGTATGCCAAATGATCCCGAAGGAGATCTATTAGGATTTTCAATTACATACGAGAGTAGAGTTATAAAATTACAGAACACAGCAAAGAAAGCATTAGATACAGCTATAAGGTGGTCAGGGGACAGTTGACAAAGTGGCACACCATTGGTTGAAATTGGCACAGGAGAGATTATAATATAAACATAGACAAGAAAACAAATGCTCACAAAGATTAATTACGAAGTCAAAGGTCAACTCGCAAAACTACTTGCAACTGAAGATCTCATCATAGAGAACCGTAAGGTCGAGACAGCGATGTTTGACGTAGAACGTAGAGTATTGACACTTCCAATGTGGGAGAAGGCCTCTGCGTCCGTATACGACCTTCTCGTGGGACATGAGGTTGGCCACGCATTATACACACCAGCAGATAACTGGAAGAAAGATCATCCAGATCTACCAATGTCTTATGTCAATATTCTTGAGGATGTAAGAATTGAGAAGTTGATGAAGCGTAAGTATGCTGGTATCGTCAAGACATTCTTCAACGGATACAAAGAACTATCAAGTCAAGATTTTTTTGAGTTGGAAGAGAATGATGTAGAAGAGATGGGCCTACCTGACAGAATTAATATCAATGCTAAGATTGGTAACTTTGTAGATGTTCCATTCTCAGATGATGAAAAGTATTT